AGGTGATGATTTCTACAAGTGATGTATCTTGTTGCAAAATCTGAATAGCTGGCTTGTACCAAACTACTCGGCTATCGCAGGTGTCGACCCTCGCTGTCTGCCACTTCCTCGCAGACCCTCTAGCCCATCTAGCATTTTTCTATAGCGTGCAGCATTTAACGCTTGTCTGGTCGCAAAAGGAAAACCCCAATAGTCTTAGGAGGGGTATGTCCCTTGGCATGGGCAACTGTTGACAGGTGGAAAGCAGATTTCTCGCTGACTGTCTACAACTACACATACCCCGCCTAAAAATACTGGGGTTGTAACTGCTTTCCTTATCTTGGTTGCCACACCAGACGATTCTATTATAAACCAAAAAATGACAATAAACCCTCTATTAAGTAGTTATTAAGCCTATTAAGCTCTTAAAAAGCTGCTAAATTGCTAAGTATCCCTCTACCCCTCCCCCCTATGGGAGAGGGTATGGGGGAGTAGGGTTAGAACTCGAACTCTTTGTAATCATACCTCCCATTAGGTTTCTTAAACCAGCCAATAACAATAATTCTCCACTTAGACCTAATAAGCTCAGGGAGATATTCGCTTTCTTGGATCTTCTTAATTCTGGATAACATATTACTTTTGGATGTCATTTGTATGCCTAAAGACTCTCCGTTTCCAATAGCCACCATGTCTAAGATGCCAAACATATCTTTTTTTCGTTTTGTAAAAGAGTTGTAGGATTCGACCACTTCGCATTTATATCCCTGAGACTCGTATAGAGCCTTTGTACGCTGATTGTAGTTAGGCAAGGTCTTGTTCTGTTATCTTGCCAAACGAGGCTTCTATAATGGCTTGGTGGTGTTTCTTGGGGATGCTGTTCCGCATTGACCAAGCATACACAGTTACATACTTCATGCCGAGCTTATCTGCTATATCCTTGTAGCTACCAAACACCTCTAGTAATTTATCAAAGTGTTGGGTTTTCGCAACAGTATCCATATCTTCTCCTTTTGTAGAACATTGATTCTACACCCAAAATAGGTAAATGTAGATATTAGGGTATATCCCTAGTAATTATTCTACAAATCTCTACAAATATCTGTATAGTTCTACATAAGCGATGTCGCTTATTTCTTTGAAAGGGAATTTAAAAATGAAAACACCAACTTTTTTTGTAAAAGCTACTTATGCCAGCAAAACTAGTGCTGATGCAGATGCACTAAAGCAAGGCTTAAATCCTGATGATTGTGTATTTCATTGTGAAGGCGGTATGTTTGGCTATGAAATCCGCATTTACGATGACTGGAAACAATGGCAGCCAAATTTATATTTATCTGAGGTAACACTATGAAAGACTTTAAAGGCGAATGGAAAGACTTATTTTGGGGTGCTGTGGCAGCGATCCTTATGCTTGCACCAGCAATGGTTGTATATGTTTGGAAAACAGGGGGTGTATCGTGAGTAAATATGATAGTTGGTTAGAAGAACCATACCGGCAAATGGCGCAAGCTGATGACCATCAGGAATATGTGTGGACTACCTATATGAAGCCAGGTAAGCCATGCGATCCGATGGATTTGGATAACTTCCAAGAGTATCTTGCAGATGCAACTGCGGATTATGCTGGTGCTGAGAAGTGGGAGAATCTGCGAGAGTATGCAGATAAAGGTGAATGGGAAAAGTTTGGTCGGGCTATTTATTTTCTAGTCCACGACCATATTGAAAACAAATTGATTGCGGAGGAAGAATAATGTCTAAATATTTAGAACTTAGGAATGTAGATGTATCGGATAAAATCGAGAAGAAGAATGGGTTATCTTATTTGTCTTGGGCATGGGCTGTAGACACATTGCTACAACACGATCCACAAGCTACTTGGTCGTATGGTCAGCCTGTATTGTTTGGTGAGACTGTAATGGTGTTCTGTACAGTTAATGCGTTTGGCAAGTCTATGACAGCGCAGTTACCTGTCATGGACTATCGCAACAAGGCAGTACCTAATCCCGATGCGTTTGCAGTTAATACAGCGATGCAAAGATGCCTGGCTAAAGCCATTGCTCTACATGGTCTCGGTTTATCTCTTTATGTCGGTGAGGATTTGTGGGATGATATAGAGGTAGATTCTACAAAGTTTGTAGAAAAGATATTAGGTTCTCAGGACATCCCAGAACTAAAGGTGAACTTTGCCCAAGCGTTTAAGGAAGTGTCTAAGGACAAAGAGGCGATGAAGAAGGTAAACGATGCCAAAGAAAAGCGGAAGGCAGAACTGAGTGAAACTAGCTGATGTGCAGCCAGACAATGTGTGCTTCGAGTGCGGTAAGGCTTGGGGTACACATCCACTAAAGAGTTCGGAGAACCACAGATCATGGATCGACCAATGCGATGTATGTTTAAAGCTCACAGCCGTAGTAGATGTTTCGGAATATGGTTATATAAAGGAAGGATGGGATGGAGAAAAAGTGGTGTAGTTCTTGTCAGGCTGATAGACCAAAAGCTGGTTTTAAGTTGGTAGCAGCAGGTAGTCGGGTTCGCCCAGTTATGAGATGGAAGTGCGAACATTGTTTAAAACGAGAAGCGGAGAGAAAATATGCGAAAAGAAAGTGAATTTTTTGAGAACGCTAGAAATGTAGCCAAGGCGATAGATGATGGTACTTATATCTACACACCAAGTTCTACAGATATTACAATTCGGTGGCGCAAGATTTATGGTTATGTGCCGGCAAGTGAGCAAAAGAAGTACCAAAAGAAATGGTCTGAGTTTCGCGCATTGACAGCGAGGACTCTAGAGAATGTAGAGATACCAGAGATACCAGGAGTTGTGCAATGGAAAAAGTGGCAAAAATCCTAGTAGAGATAGGTGTTTACATTTTGTTACCTTTTGCGATAATAAAGGCGTCTTGGGAATTGGCAACTTCTTGGATTGAGGAATTAATAAAATGAGAAACAAGCATTGTATGGAGGCTTTCTATAGAACCCTAAAGGAAGTAGATATTCCTACAGGGCAGTCTATGATCTGCGAGCATTTCTTTGCAGCAGGTTGGGATGCAGCCATTGATGCCTTGTCTCTCGCATATCAGAGGCAGTTTGAAAATGATGGAGTTGATACACAGCTTATTCGCAGAGACCCCCAAGAACCTCCAGCCGATGACGATAAAGAATGATTGGTATCCTGTATGCTTTCATTCCAAATCAGATTATAGAAAATGGCAGTATTACAGGAGGGGATCAGGAGAGAGAGTTACAGTCTGTGATGACTGTAGTGATGAGTACCAAAAGAAAATGAAAGGGGAGAATCGGTGTTTTATAGCAGAGGCTATGCAACGATCAAAATATGTCTGAACCAGTATCTCAAGCAGTAATGACAGTAACCGAGGTTGCTCCCTTTCAGTTTGCTATCGAGATTGAGGGATCAGATTTATCTTTAGAAGTTTCACAGATTATGGTAAAGTTTCTGAATGACTGCTTAACGCAGATTCATGCGGATCAAAAAATCCATTGAAAGGGATTGTATGGAACAAAGAACAGAAGAATGGTTTGCTGCCAGATTAGGAAAAGTTACCGCTAGTCGAGTCGCAGATGTCTTAGCCAAGATTAAGTCTGGCGAATCAGCAAGTCGTAAGAACTACAAGATGGAGTTAGTGGTTCAGCGATTGACCGGCAAAGTAGGGGAGTCGTTTACCAACGCTGCGATGGAATGGGGTACAGAGCAAGAGCCATTCGCTAGGATGGCATACGAGGCTCATACAGGCACTTTTGTAAAGGAGGAGGGGTTCGTAGACCATCCCACGATAGAAGGCTTTGGATGCTCTCCTGATGGCATTGTAGGGGAAGGTCTCATTGAGATAAAAGCGCCCAACACAGCCAACCATATTGAGACAGTCTTGGAGAATAAACCCCCAAGTAAATACATCCCACAAATGCAATGCCAAATGGCTTGTACAGGCGCGAAATGGTGCGACTTTGTATCATTCGATCCTAGAGTGCCAGAGGACTTGCAGTTGTTTGTAGTACGAGTCGAGAGGGATCAGGAGTATATCGACTCAATGGAAGTAGAAGTAAAGCAGTTTTTAAGCGAGGTCTTAGACCTATTTAACCAACTAAAAGCGAGGCAGAAATGACCTATGAGATGAAAGATGGCAGCTTTAGTCTATTTAAGAACGACAAAAAGCTCACAGAGAAACACCCTGATTACAAGGGGTCGATTAAGATTAACGGAGTTGAGCATTGGTTTGATGCCTGGCTAAAGGAAGGCAAGAAGGGCAAGTTCTTATCGGGTCGTGTTGGTGATCCGAAACAAAAAGGCTTTACACCCAAGGGCGATGATGAGTTGCCTAAGAGTAGTGGTATTGAAGATGACATTCCCTTTTAGGAGAAAGACATGAAAAAGATTGCTATAGGATTGGTAACATATATGTTACTGGGTAGTGCGTATGCTTGTCAGACACAGACACTAATTGTCGGTGGTAAGCTACAAGTCTGCACTATTTGTGGAACAGTAGTTAGCTGTATGTAATCCCCGATGAGATCGGCATTAGTGGCGCAATGCCACCCTTTCAAGAGGAGTGCCACCCCCCTTCCGATCAGGGTGGCTTAGATACTGTATGACCTTCCAAAACGACCTACAGAGGGGTTTGGAGATAGAGGAAAGGGTCTTGGCTATCCTACGCAAGAAATACCCTTGTGCGACCCTTGTAAACGCTTTTAAGGGGTACGATATATGGATACCAGAGATCGATAAAGCTGTAGAGGTGAAGTTTGACCCGATGAGCCAAAGAACAGGCAATATCGTTGTAGAGATAGAGATGTATGGGAAAGACTCAGGGCTAATGGCTACCCAAGCTGATTATTGGGTTTTCTACGATGGGCAGATGTTTGTCATCATGCCGGTCAAGCACATATTTAAGTGCATATTCCTGAGTAAACTACAGTATGTAGAGTTTATAGGGGAGGGGGATAGTCAGATTAAAAAGGCTTTCTTAGTAGATAAGAACACACTTTTTAAGTACGGAAAGATTTTATGATAGGTATAAGGCTCTTTCGTCTTTTCGTCTAGTAGTAAGTCCTTTTAATTCCTTACCACCGGCTTTGTTCCACTTTAGAAACTCCTCGGCAGCACCCTCAAACTCACCCCTATTGTGTTTCATCCGAAGGGTAGAATTTTGGAGATTACCGAGTCCAACATTGAAGGCGAAAGACACAAGTGCGCCAAACCGACCAGGAGTAAGCCCACTAGGACATAATCGTTGTACTC